TTTGTTACATCATTGCTGTCAGCATCAAGTACTTCTTTGAACTGGTAGATATCTGCATGGGTTAAAACTAATTCATTGTTAGTAAGGGATCCCGTATCAGTAAAATCTCCAATTAAGTTTTTAGTTCTATTTGAGGCTAAGCTTTTTCTATTAACATAATACACTAGTTTATGGCTAACATCACTAAGACCCGTGATACTTGCAGAAGATTGCCCGTTTGTAATAGTAGGACTGGCAACAGCAGATCCATCACTGTCTGTTAAGATCCAGAGCGCTTCGTCTGCATAGCTTTCTGTAGTAAGACCTGGAAGAGTCAATGTTCCGCCACTAGCAGTACCAGTGAAAAACTTCTGCTCGGTCAGCCCAGTAACATTAACACTTTGCGGTCTATTGCGCGGAAGTTCGAAGAATGCATTATTGTCATTAATTTCTTTCATAACAGCAACGCTATCTTCTAAGACTAAGTTGCCGTAGTCATTATTGTCTACAGAGTCACCAATGCTTCTAATGTCCCTAAATCCGCCAGAGGTAACATTTACATCAAAAAGATGGAATCTGTAATACCCACCAGACTGGGCAACCTGTCTAACCCGTGCTGTACCCACTGCTGACCCAGAGCCGCCTGAACCGTTAGTGTTATTAAAGAGTGTACGTTTAGCAAACGTTCCTACATCAGGAAGACCTTTTAGTGTATCAATCTGAACATAGTTACCATATCTAGCACTGATCGCTTCAGACTCAACTACCTCAGTAGCTCTAGACTTATTAATTGTAATGTCAGTTTTTACTGGCTCTTGATATCTAAAGCCATTCACATACGAAATGCCCGGGCTAACAGAAAGTGTAAGCTTAGAGGTATCTGTATTAGATTTAAAATTAGCAGTGAATTTTTCTACAACGTAGTTACCAGACTCTTCAAAAGTGCGCTTGGCTAATTCATCGCCTAACACATTATACTGGTTACGATCAATTTCGCTTTGTAGCTGACCTTCAATGAAGCTATTGGTAGTAATAAAGTTGTCTGCGCTATCTGCCGTATCTGAAGTAGCAAGAGTAAGTCTAATTCTATATCGATCAGCACCTGGCGCTGTACGGTTAGGTTCTACGTTCTGGTTGTCAAATAATGCATCAGTATCATCAGAAGAAATAATATCTTCAGTAATAATAAACCCAATATCTGTTGTTGGGGTATTGCTGTACTTACTAACGATTAAAGATTGTGCATCCATTTGTACAAAATGCCCCTGTACAAAATATGCGCCTTTATTTACAGTAACTCTAAATCCTTTTCCTACAACTGGAACTCCGGGAGTTTCCTGTAAAGTTGTAACAGTACCACTTCCGTTTGTGACACTCAACTCTGTATTAGATGCAAATCTAATTGTTGTAGATCCACCAATCACATTCGAAACATTAGTATATTCAATATAAGCCGTAGCAGGGTTATCGTCGTCAACACGCTGAACAAATTCAATTACCCGAGCAGTAACATTGCCACCTTCAATAATTGAACCTGCAGCAATATTAGTAGGAGTACCTTGAAGCTTTACAAACTCATAGTCCGGGTCAGGCGACATGCCTCCAGGATTTACTACCGCACCTTCTTTAAAAATGTTACGGCCAAATCTTTCCATTTCCTTCTGGATAATGGTCTGAGCCTGTGTAAGCTCTCTTGCTTGAAGTGCACGACCCGATCGGAATAGAATTCGGTGATAGTTATCACTATCATTAAAATCGTCCTTATAGGTACTAGAGAATGTGGTATCGCTAAAAGCTGTGGGCATTTTTTACTCTCTTAAATCTTAAAGTTGAATAATGATTTTAACGTCTTCAGTACTTGCGGAGTCGCGTGTGATCGCAGCGCGGCTATCAATATAAAGCAATTCACCGGAAAATGGATTAATTTCACCGTTTGAGTCGGATACAAAGTTACCAACATTATTAGAATCTAAAACATTATGAATTGCATTTACACCAGTATCGCTTGCTGAAAACTGAGTAAATCCTAATTTTTCATTTTGATGATATAAAAGAGTGGTATTTCCACCATCAACTATAGCGTCATCTACAAAAGCCTTTGCTCCAGTAAATCCACCTACAATGTTCATATCTTTAAGTAAATCTGTACCTGAAACAGTAAGACGGCGCAGCGCGCTACCTGTGGAAGCAGTAAAATCTGAATCATTAGGCTTTGTAATATTTCTAAGTAGACCTACTTGTCTAAATTCTTGTCCTACCAAAAAGTCGCCAGATCCTAAAGATCCTGTTAGTTTAGCATTAAACATAATAGAAGTTGATCTTAAATCATCTCTAATATCTTTACCTACGCCATTTTTAGAAATAACTGGGCGAATAACAGCTTCAGTTGTAGGAGCACTGCTACTAGTAATTTTAATATCAGCATAATCATATCCAGATCCAAATCCAAATCCACCGGATCCATTAGAATCAGTTTCGGCTTTAACAACTGCGCCTGTTGTTGCGCTAACTGTTAACTTAATAGTAGCGCTAGATCCATTACCTTGCACTACTGCAGTGGAATTAGATGCATAACCAGCTCCACCCGATACAATTTTATATCCAACAATTTCACCTGCAGTTGCTGCAGCCTGTACCGCTAATTGTTGCTGTTCCGCTATAGTGTTAAAGCCGCCGCCTGTAGCAGAGTCGACTTTTTCAACTGGGATAAAGTTTGCAGTTGCAAAGTCATTTAATTTAGTTGGATCTAATACTGTTAAGAATCTCCAAATATAACCGTCACCAAGCTGTTTAGTTCCTTCAGTTGGAAGAATATTGTCACCTGGATTATTTAAAGATGGGTTAATTTGACCTGTTGCAGTTTTACCTTGTTGAAGACAAATATATACTCTGTTGTTAGAAGTAATTACATAATACTGGCCATTTCCAGTATCGTTAGCTGTAGTATTACCTAAAGCAGATACATCACCTTCGTATGCTCGATAAATGGTACCTGAAGACCAGTTATATCTTTTAGAAACAAAACTAACAGTATTTGTTAAAGTTACTGATTGCAAATTAGACCTAAAATTAGTCTTTTCTCTTTCAGAATTAACTATTTGACCAGCAATTGGTACAACATCTGTAGAGTCCTGCCACGTATCAGATTTGCCAATACCAATAAAATATCTAGTGGCAGAGTCGGAAGTATCAGTGATGATCTTTTCGATCAAAAGCTTCTTGGTATCATCTGTAATAATTGCGGGCATGTTTTATCTCTTCTTAAGTAACTGTTACGCCGGTATCGGTACCGACTAAGAACCAGGTATCGGTAAACCAAATAGCTTGAGCAGTAGCATTTTGCGCTAGGGTAAAACTAGTATCAGTAAAAGATGCAGGAGTAATTACCGCGTTTGTAGTACTCTTATTAATAAAGATTTTATATTCGCCATTTTCAGTACCATCAATTAAGTCCGCAGCTAAAGCTCCAGTTTTATTTAGAATAATAAGTGATGCAGTATCACTAACATTCCCATCTGCAACCATCTCTTGCGGCTTGTACGCGGTTTTATTTAGGCAAATTGAACCAGTGCCTTTGGCTGCAATTTCAATACCAACGTCATTACTATCTCCTACGGCTGCGACCTTAGGAACCGCAGAAGCATTAGAGGAAATCTCAAGATAATTTGCTGGTACACCGGTACTAGTTAATCCTAAAATTTCATTGGCATTAGAATCTACAATCGCAGACGTAATATATGGGGTAGTAAGTCTAATGTTAGTAAAGTTAGTTTGTCCTGTTCCGGCATTCATGTCTACATTGTATGAAGCATCTTTACTAGAAAGCACATCGCTGTCAATAAGATTAATCCAATTTGTAGCATGGGCAAAAACCGCGCGCTCAGTATCGTGTACATGTGCAAACATGCCGTGATAGACTGTAGCACTAGGAAGAAGTCCAGCACTATCATACTTATTACCGAATAATACTTTAGCGCCAGTGCCATTGGCAGAGTCAGCCAAGTCTAAAATAGCAGCTGCGCCAGTTCCCTCTACAACAGGAACTTTACCGTCTTTATGAGGAAGGGTAACAGTAGCATTACTATCAACAACAAAGTTAAGCTGTACTGTATAAGCTCCTTCAATGTAGTTAATACCATTACTATCTAGTACTATGCCAGCAGTAGAAGATCTAGCATCGCCACCTAAAATGCCGTACAGCTCAGTGAAATTATCATTGATCTTATCACCTCCGGATCTAAGCGTATCGCCAGTTCCGTCGTTTGCAGTAGTGCCTAGATCTAATATTTGCTTTGTCATGTTACCTACTCAGTTGGTTTATTGTAACTATTTATTCGTTATTCTTAAGGACTTCTACTTCGGCTTTTAATTCTTTAATAGCTTCGATCAAAAGACCAACCATGTTACCATATCTAACTGCAAGTGCTCTACCATCTTCTCGTGTATTGTCCACTGTCTCGTAGACAACTTCTGGAAGAACTTCTTGTACTTCCTGTGCAACTACACCTGTCATAGACTCTTTAGAGCCAATATAGTTAAAGGTTACGCCGTTAATCTTAGAAACTTTTTCAAGAGCATTAGGAATATTTTCGATATTTTCTTTTAACTGTCTATCGGAAAGAGATGCAAATGCTGTTACATCACCACGTGCAAAAAAGTCGCCATCGTGCTGGAATGTAAAGTTGTGTACTCCATTGCCGTAAATTCTGAATTCATCAGAATCACTATTTCTAATAGAACTGAATCCATCGTCTTTTCTGAGCTGAACGTTACCAGTACTATTATCAACAGTAATAGAAGATACACCATTACTACCAGTTGTTACAGTTAATCCTGCATTATCGCCACTGGTAACACTACTGAGAATTTGACCTACTACGTGAAGCTCTTGGGTAGGCGCATCAGTACCAATACCAACCTCACCTGTATCAAGAACTGTTAATCTTTTTGTAGTACCAAGCGTGGAAATGTAGAAGTCGCCAGCAGAGTTAGTTGCTAAACGAACGTCATAGTCTTCGCCGTTGTTATTTTTTAGATCAATATAGCCTGCACTCGTAGCGCTAGTGATTTCAATGCCGCCAGTACTAATGAGCTCTACAGCTGCTGTGGGTGTACCAGAAGAAACGTTAGATGCGCGGATAGTACCATTAACGTCTAACTTAGTCTGTGGTGCAGCAACACCAATACCCATGTTTCCGCTATTATCTAAGTATGCGCCACTCATGAGTCTAAGCTTATTAGATGGTTCATCATACTTAATAAAAGAGTTATCAGTGCTAATAGCAGCCGCCTGAGCCTTTAA